CATAGACATTTTAGTCGCCACCTTCTGCACGATAATTTCCATCTCTCGATCAAGTTCGGTTTTGTTTGATTCGTATGCTTTCCACATTACGCGCGAAGGCGAACCGTATTTGCTGGACAGTGCTGCACCCATAGCTCCAGAGTCCGCAAAGTCAAAGACCGAAGCAGCTCCGCCAGTCCACTTAATCACGAATGTTGAAAGGTTTACCTTTTGACCTGCGAACTCTTTAATGTTTTTGGTGTTGATTGATGCTTTAATTGAATGCGATTCAGGCCAAGGAAGAATCTGGTAGGAGCCTTTTGTCGGTGTCCATCTACGAGCCCAGCCCGATAGCGGATAGTTGAGCGGGATCGCGGATTCGGCGTCTTTAATAAGTGACGATGTGACCCTCTTATAGTCTTGGGTGATCTCGCGCCGAAGCACTTTGTCTATTTTGTTGAGTTCTTTAAGTGCGTTCTTGAGCCCATAGATCTCTATTTTCGTTTCTACAGTTCCGCTCATGTCACCTTTTCTTATTCTGTTTTTCTAACACTGCGATAATAGTAGTGAGATCTCGCGTGTCAAAGGTGTCAGAGTAAAAAGTGGGAGCCCACCCGGTCGCGACTACAAGCTCGGCGAGTTGTCGCCTGTAGCCGCGTCCGTAGGGTTTGGCATTTCTTCTTCCCCTACTGGCGCGCATTCCATAGACAGATTCTCTTTAAGCCACTGCCGCCAAGTAGGAGGAAGTGTTTCACCTTTTAAAGCAAGCAAAGAATATGCCCAGCAACAATAATCCGAGACGCCGATTCCGCGTCCGTCAGACACTCGACGATTCTCTAGGCGTTCCCATTCGGCGATAGACCAAAGGTTTGTCCAAAGAATCTCTTCTTTGCCATCGCGTACAAGTTTCAATTTCAGCTTCATTTATGTTTCCTTTCGTCGGGCCAAGGAAGGCCGAAGATTACGGTGTTGTATCGATTGTAAATTCGCCACCCTGCGTGGACATCGTGATTGACTGGAGCTCTCCAAGCGATGCCGAAATTTGATCAAGACTGGCAAGATAGGTATTTGACAAAATGAGTTCAGGATTGGTAGCACTGACCGCAGCGTCAAAAGGTTTTGCTTTTACTTCAAACTTTGTTCCGTAGAGCGCGGACAAAAATACCCATGCACCTGTCGCGGAGTAGTCCATGAAGAGCGTTATCTCGGAGGTGTTTGACTCGAGACCCGCTTGGAACTCTCGAGCGGTCATCCCGAAGACTGTGTCTTCCAAAGCCTCTTTTTCCGAGGTAATTGTGATGGATGTACAAAAGCCCGTGTAATCCTCGCCATCAATTGTGATGACTGGGTTTGATAAGAATGCCATGTTGTTTACTCCTTGGAAGTGTTGGTTTTAGTTTGACACATAATGAAGCTCAGAGTGTGGATTAGGCGGTCTTTGTGGAAGTGCTCACCGAAAGCTCATAGGCGGGCAGGGTAGATCCGCCAATGTCTACATTCGTAGGACGCCCAGAGACGATCCCGATGTTGAGCGCGTAGATCTGGGCGAGGATATTGAGCAGGCTCTTTTGGGCGTCTAGGTTGCCCGGGCCGAGCGTGATGATCTGGAGTGTGAAGTTCAGTTTTGCGACATTGAAGTTGTATCCGTCTACCGAATCAATGTTTACAAAGACGGAAGGCGGCGTGATATTGCGCGGATCATTATTGACCTGTAGCCCTACGACCGTAGAGAGCTTTGCAACTAGCTCATCGAATCCAGCATTGAAGAGATCCGTGTAGACGGGAACGGGCATTAGGCGACCTGCGGACGGTCAATCCCGAGGAGCTGTCGGATCATTCCGTTTAATCCCATGACTGGAACTGTCCCCATATTTTGGAACGAAGAGAATTGATCGATAGATCCGCGTTGCCGATAATAGCTTCCACCTAGCATCTGGGTTCCTAGGAATACATCTTGCGAAGGTACGGTCGTAAGTGAATCCACATAGCCGGCTTCCATTCTCCGACGCCAAGCAAACTGTGAAGCAGCTGCCGCGCACACTGTCAGGAATGCGGCGTCTCCAGCTGTCGCGGTTCCGATACCGAGCCAGTCTTCGACATTGGCAGCAGTGACCCAAGTGCAGACTTGAGTTATTGTTAGCGTGCCGGAAGAAGCAGTGCGCGCGACATCAGAAGCGGTCTTTGCGTAGAGCACTTGATTCGGAATACTGACCGCAGGATCAAAGAGAAGATCGCCTTCATCGTCCACGCCCATGAACGCATATTGTGGCAGAGCGTAGACAGTGAAAGTACCGTTGAAAGTCGCATCAACTCCAGTGATGACAACGCTTGCACCGACTTCAATCTCGGCTTCTGTAAGAAGCTGTAAGACCGCGTAGTTATCGGTGAGCTGTTTATGTGTGACCGTGTAAGAGGCCATAATCTCGGCCTACCTTTCGGGTCTTAGAAGGTCGCTTTGACGAACTTGGAAGCGTCGATCATGAGTGTTGCAAAATACCCTCTGAATGCCAGAGTCCTAGAAAGAGTAGAAGGTACATCAATACTAATTGCGCCCTTCATTTGCTCGAAGATCTCGTAGCCAGAAGCATCGCCAACGATGACAGTGTCTGTTGCAAAGTTGCGATCAACTACTACTTGAAGACCGAAAGCAACGCCGTTCGGCTGTCCCGGTAGCAAGTTACCGAATGCGTTCATTGGGCCCACTGCTGGGAACAACGGACGATCAGCTGTATCGGTCAAGCCGAGCAAGTAGCCCCACATGTTCGGCGATACGAACAAGTGTGTAGGCAAGTTTCCATTTGATCCTGAAAGAATTGTTTGAGCTGCACCTGCTACGAATGCGCTCCACTGTGCAGGGTTCGTTGCATCGTTTCCGAATGCTGCGGTAACTGTTGCACCTGTCTTCAAGTCATCTGCTGCGACATTGTCGGTTGCGTTCGCGTAGATGCGTGACATGTCATCAAGTACAAGTCCGATCACTTCTGGAGTACTCCAGTCGATTGATTGTTCGGACAAAGTTACATAGCCGCCGTAGGTTCCCTTGGTGACTTGGTTGTCGGTGACAACAAAAGTTCCAGATTGGAGAGCGGCGTTTTGTGTGGACTGAACTGCGATTGAAGTGTGAGTTGTTACTTCTGGACGAATGAAGATTTTGCCGCCTTGTGGCATCGCTTTCACTCCGACAGCATCAACTACTGGACGACGACCGACAAAGTTGTTATAGACAGGTTGAACGATTGGCAGTGGCAAGATACCCGGAATGTCTGTGGTGATGACATCAGGTGCGCCAGCTTGAATGCCTTCGCGCATCGCTGCGAACTTGTCTCCGTTAGTTACGAAAGCCGAAATGTATTCGGCGGCTGTTGGCATCTTGAACTCACGCTTCGCAGTAGCGAAAATTGTTTGAGTTGCCTTGGATGCTTCGATGACTGCTGGGGCTTCGACTGTTTCGTTCATGGTTTCTGTCTCCTGTTGAGGTTCTTCTTGAATAGTAGTTGGTTCTTCTTCTTCGGGTGTGGATGCCGCGACTTGCTGAATTGGTGCGTCAAAGGCTCCGCGTGCGACAAGTGAAAGCTCGCTCCACGATGCCGAGGTGACGATCATTGTGCCTTCTTTGTCGTACTTGAACTTGATCGGCTCCACACCGACCGAGACTTCTGGGAGCGCGCCATCGCTGGCGAGCACCAATGCCTCCGAGCCGAGCAAAGTGTCCGAGACTCGAGCAACAAAGAGCATTCCTTCAGGGGTTTCTACGCGCTCGGTAACTGTGCCGATTACCTTGTCGGATTGGTGGTACATCATAAGAGTCGGTGCGCGTCCGTCCACTGGGAGAGATCCGGGTGCGAAGGCCACCATCGTCCCATCGCTCACTTTTGCTGGAGTGTTGTATCTGACCGCAATTCCCGAGATTGTGCGGCGCGGTGTTTCGCCTTCGGCGGCATCAATCGTAAAAGATTCTGTAGTGAGTCTGATCATAGTTGGATCCTAGTTTTCTACTAGTGCGGACAGTGGGATATCGGTTTCGTTCATTCGATCATCGCCGTTATTGGCGTCCATGTATGCCTCTGCCAAGAATGATTCCGTGTCAAAGCAGACATAGGTTCCGTGAGGAAGCACATTGTCGGATGAGAGTGTTTCGGTAATGCAGTCCGCGAGAGCTTTGCAAGCGTATGTCCAAAGATCAATTCGCGACTGCTGGGATGACTGATAGGAGTATGCGCCAATGGAGACCGAAAGCAAGTAGGACGGAACGCCAAGAATACGACCAAGATCGCGCGCCGAATAATCTGCGGATTCGATCATCAGCATCTTGTCCGGTGTCGCTTGCGTAGGGACATACTCCAAGAACTCATTGAGCGCGGCAGTGTTATTGCCAGAGGTGCGAGCCAAATTGAACTGAGCTGCAAGATCGCTCAACTCTTGAGCCGATAGAGGTTCGCCGCCAGTTTGTTTTAAATAGCCCGAAGGTAGTACCGACTGGGACGCTCGAAGCCGTGACTCTTCTACGCGGAGGGCAATCTCTACAGCGCGCGCCCCAGTCGAGTTCAATGATTGCATCGGTGAGATAAATTGAATGACATCTCGCGGATCAAGTTGGATGCCGTTGAAGACAATCTGCTTTGATGGGCCGAAGAAGCATTCGCCCTGCTGATCAAGTGTCTGCACCATCGCCGCAGGTAGTCGAGTGAAAGACATTGGATACCCATCAGCCGACCTCTCTTCCACTAGCCAGAAGCACCTACCCTCAAAAATGAGGTCATCAATTGACCAACAGATGATGAATTGGTTTGGAACACTTTTATCAATTCGAGATAACCAAGACCGAGGTGCAAGTGGAACTTCTTCCATTTCTTCGCCGTTCCACATTTCACGGTACATCTCTAATTTCATTCCTGCGATGGTGTTGCAGATCAAGTCTCTACCGCGCACGATCACAGGGAGCGTCATGCTGCGAGCTCTCCGCTGACCTTGTTGCCAAGATACGAAAGACCGCAAAGGCGAATAGGACGATGCACCTACCGCCGCTTTGACAGAAGGTTCTACGGACGCAATAATTTCGCGGGATTTTTGAAAGAGAGCCATATCACATAATGACACAAGAAGCGCGCTTTATGGTGGCACTCGCCCAGTGACTCGCGGTATCCCGACGACAGGCAAGAAAGCGGACGAGTGCCAAGATGACTCTAGTTTGCGATCAAGATCATGGAAGGCTTTTGAGAGTTCGCTGGACGCGCTGCGGCAGCTGCTCCCCAGATCATCGTCCGGCATAACTCAATCGGGCCTGCGGACTTTTGCGACGAGACTGCGATAGATCCTTGAGTTCGCACCATCACCGCGCGACAGACATGCTCGGCGAGCATCGCTTCGCCAGTGTGCACAATGCGTCCTTCGCTAATCATGTTTCTTACTATGGGCGTGTATTGGAGTATTTCTTTATAGCCCATTACGACGCGCCTACGCTCAAAGACTGGCGGACAGTGTGCGTCAATCGTGGGCGAGAAGATGAACTTGATTGCAGGATCCGCCGCCAAAGCTGCGACATGCGCCCAGAGTTCTTTGGTGGTTTCCGCAGTGAAGGCGACTGAGACGCAGGTGCGACCGTCACCGAGTGCAACTGATCGAGTAGCAAAATAGCGGGACTCATCCATAGACGCCTCAACCGAGATCACGCCGCCAGTAGGGATCGGGCCTTCGTACTCAAGATCAGGCCATAGGTGGGTTTGGATCCATGACTGGGTGCTTGCTATCCACATATTGCAACTACTTCTTAGGAAATTTGCACGGTCTGGATCTTGCGACTCGGCGCGCAAAGTTTCTATGCGAAGCGTGTGCCCGATCGCAGGGTTCGCCCAAAGCCACGACGACTCGAGCATTGGATCAAGTGCCGGGGGGATAGACCATTCGGCAAAGTAAAAGTTTGAGGGTTGCTTCTTGTCAATAAGTCGAAGCGCGTTCTCTCTGAATCTGATAAAGGCGGCGCTCGACTCGGTACCAGCCGTGCTCGCCATCAACAGCAAAGGAGATCGGCGCGCACGCTGGGTCGGCATTAATCCTGCCATAGCCAGTTCAGAGACATCGAACAGCTCGTCTACTATTGCGAGATCCACCGACATTCCGTGACCGACCGAAGGGTTTGCGGCGCGTACCATCCAGCGCGATCCGTCTGGCATCGTCGCAGAGTTTCGTCCAAAGGTCTTATATATTTTTGCGCCGAAACGATCCTCAAGAAGTGGTGCAAGTTCCTCAAAGAGCATTGTTGAAAGTGACAAAGTGTGAGCGGTAGACAAGACCGTCTGTTTAGTGCCGCGTATTTTTGGCATCTCGAGCAGCCAAAACAGAATAACGCATTGCAATAATACGGACTTTCCACACTGGCGCGCCACCGATAACAAGCCAGATCGGTGCACAAGATCATCTTGGCCATCTGGAGAATGGCTGAAAGATAAAAGGTTCTCAAGATAATGCATCTGCCAAGGCATGAGCTCCATTCCGAGATGCTCCAAAGCTATGTCCCCCACAAGTCCAGCCCATGAGCCGTCGCAGTCTGGAACGATCGTTTCTAGTCTCGGCTGGTCGTGGTTGATCTTGGCTGGTTCAGGCTGGTCAGGGCTGATCGGGAGACACGATTGGA